TCTTCAGTGTTGTTCTTCCATACCTTACGCAGATAAGGGAACTTAGTTAAGGTAGCCTGTGCTGTGCCAAGTATAGTCGCAAGCATTACCTTCCTCTTCAGATCTTCAAACTTATCTTTCTCTCGTATTACAACTTCTGTTAAGTTACAGAACTGATAAGGTCTAAGTATTATTTCACTGCAAGGATTAGTTCCAAACTCATAGTCAGCATCTCTCCTGCCAAACTTCTTTGCCTGTTCCTTTGCAGATATTCGATTAAATATACCACGCTCTCCTGACTTTGATTCCACAAGTGCTGTCCACTCTCTCAAGAATGTCTCCCCATCAGGCTTGTCAGTGTAGCATACAGAGTTATTAGAGAGTGCCATCTGTGGTGCTGTCTCCCACCACTGTCCTGATTTAGCGTGTCTCATGCGCTGATCTGATAGATTAGATAGACTAATCATAGCAGAACGTCTAACACCACCTGACACAACAACCTCTCCAACCTTACACATTAGATTGTGACAATCATAGCTAGACAGTTTTCTTCCTGCGTTGTGTTTAAACAAGGCTGTGGTAAAGTTAAATAGGTCAAGCAAAGGGGCAGGTCCTGATGCTCTACCACCAAAGATCTGTAGTCTAGAACCTGCAGGTCTAACCTTTGATACGTCCCAATGTGGAGACTCTCCCATGTACAGATGTCCTATAAGTTTACGCAACGCTCTTGCCCATCCCTCTTTGCTGTCCTGTACATCTATAACAGTATCAACCTGTTCTATTGTTTGTGGTATCTCAGGGAGTTGATTGACGTACTGTCTTTCCACAGAGAACCCAACACCTGTGCCACACAACAGTATGTACATTGCTTCATCAAAAGACTTTGGATCATCGACAGGAAGGTAGCTACAGTTGTACCCTGCAGTGTTATCTCTCTCAAGAGCAAGACCTGCTGTCATCAACGCTCTCATAGACGGCATAACTTCTAGATTAGTTATAGCATCTTTTATTTGTTGCACAGGCAAATGTCCCTTAACCTTCAACGACATAAAGTCAACGTACCTGTTGACAGTTTCTTCCCATGTTTCTCTTCTATTTTCGTTTGGCAGCCACCTAGCGTATCTAGAAATGGCTATAAATTTTTGATAATCGTTCATACCTTTGTTACCTTTATGCTGTTAATTTCAATGTCGTCCATATCATAGAGAAGATCTTTTACTATATCAGATATAACTTTTTCACCCTCTTTTTTCTTAGATGCTGAATCACAGGTTACAGGTAGATGGCTAGACTCATCATCTATCTCAACCTCTGCTGTAATCTTAAACTTCATCCTAACATACTCCTGTTATCTATATCTCTAATCATTGCTTTGAGATACCACTCTGCCTTTTTCAAATCTTCTATACCATTCTTATAGCGCCAACGGTGAAGATATTTTATTACATTGCCCTGACAATAGGAAGAAAACTCTTCACCTAGTTGCTGCTGAATATAATCAATACACTCCATACCACCATTATTATAGTGTGGAGGGCTGTTAACTTTATCTACTTCCACTTGCTCAGTGTCCCTAGTTGTATTCTTTTCTTCTTTTCTGTCAACCATTTTTTAGGTATCTCCTTGTCTGTCCATTTAAATCCATACTTATCACACCAATCACAGTATCTAGTCTTTGATCCTTTGTTGATAACATTATATGCGTTTTGAAACAGAAAGCGTATATCTAGCTCAGGATACTGCTCCTGTATTAGCAGGTGCTTTACCCTATCTTTGGCTTTGAACCACCCTTTCGCCTCAATAATAATACCATTGTTAAGAACAAAGTCAGGCTTATAGAGTCTAAACATTTGTACTGCGTATCTGATAGACATCTTTTCATATCGAATCCTTTGCTTGAGAAGGCGCAGCTCTTTTGCCACGCTCTCCTCAAACTTGCTCCTAAAGTGTATCTTGGGCATCGGCTAACTTTACATAATTTATCAAAGGTGGTGTAGCCGACTTAGAAACTTTTGATGGAAGAACCTGAAGACTATCCCAACACTTTTCTCTGTATGAGCATAGACTACATTCAATACCTAGTTTCATATTACCACTAGGCTTGCCATAGTAAGTCTCAGCTACAGGCTCGTAGCATCTCTCAAATGGCTCGTCATTTTTTATGTAGTCCACAGTGTCTTGTATCTTCTTCAGCTCTTCTTCAGCATTTACACCACTAGCACTAATGTATTTAAAGTTTCCATTTGCTTTGTTTACAACCCACCATCCACCAACAGGAACACCTTTCGCTTTTGAGTAGCCAACGAGTTGTGACACATACCCAAAGCTGTCTTTGCTCTGCAGCGTTTCAAAGTCTGTAAATTTATTTTCGTATGCCCAAGGAGAGGCTGACTTAACATCGTCAACCTTTCCATTTAGTACGAGGTCATATGTCCCATCAACATGTCCCCCCTCAAGAGGTAAAGAAACCTGTTCACTATCACCAAACGGTACGTCTGCTGCTCTTAGTAAACCTTTAAATACAGCCTCTATTATATCCCCAAGAATCATGTTGATAAGAAAGTAAGGAGAGTCAGAAATCTTTTCGTCAGGGTGATTCTTTTCAAACCACAGTTGACACTTCTTACGTCCAATGTTAGACATACGAAGTTTAAACTTCCTCTTCTCCCCTGAGAATTGACGACCCAAAGCCTCCTCTACATCCTTGGATATGAGGTTAAGAATATCCTTATCCATACTAGCTTTGCCTAGCATGACGTTTTGTAAAAAAGTATGGATCGCCACTTCTGCAGGATGGTTCATAGACTACTCCTCAATCTCAACAATGTTAGCAGCAATCTCGTCTTCCTGATCAGATAGTTCCTCAGGTCTACGATGCTCCTCCCACTTGCTGATTGTTATTGAGTTCATAGCCTCAACCCACTCAACAAAGTTATTCAGCACTTCTTGGTCATCAGTGGTAATCTCTACTACTTTACCTAATACAGGCTTAACCACAGCATAAGTTGCGCCACTAGGTATACTCTTTACTTCTGAGCCAAGATGTAACAGGTGCTGAATGGGAAGCCTATTCTTTCTCTGAATCTGATTGAACATATCCGTCATAGCCTTAAAGCTATCTCTGTTCTTAATCCTCATCAAGAAAGGGAACTCTTTAACATCCACAGGTTTACCATCGGCATCCTTTGCTTTGTCAAGTGTACACAGACCAAACACAATCTTGAACCTATCAACAGATCGCATGAGGTCTTGTGTCTCTTGTGGCAGCGCTTTGAAGTCCTTAACGTAGCCTGAAGGTCTACCACAGTTAAATGTACCATAGTTGTCCTTCAGATCACCATTCAAAGACGTTGCCATTACAGTTCGTAACATTCTACCTTCACCACCATCAGGCTTCTGATAGTGCTTGTCATAGCGCTGAAACTGAAAGCGCTGCATAAAGGGACGAATAGTTACCTTATCGCTGTAATAAATTGTATCATCAGGAAACGTAACAGAGAAAGCTCCTGCCTTGACTATAGCTACTTCCATAGTCTCGCCTTCTACTTCCTTTGTACCCATCACATTCTGATGTACTTGTTTGATCTCTGCTAAAGCTGATGTGCTTTTTGCAGGAGCGTTTGACATCCCCATCAACTCTGCCAAGTCAGCAGGGGATTTACCAATTATGTCTAATGCGTTTTCCATATGTGTATATTCTCCTAAATTATGAAACGAATTTTATCAGACTACATCTTTAACGTCAAGCCAATTATCACCTATTTTTGATTCTAATAACATGGGAACATTCACATCTATATCGTAGTGATCCTCTATTATAGCTTTCAGATTTTTATTAACTTGGTTAATTATGCCCAACACCTTATTAACCTCTGCAGGATGCACGTCTAAAACTACAGAGTCATGTACGCTGTTTACTAACATACTCTTTAATCCGTCTATCTCTAACAGCTTTTCTATCTCCAACATTACAATAGGAACTATATCTGCTGTAGCAAAACCCTGAACAGGATAGTTCTTAATCATGGTAAAGTGTGTTGGAGTTCCACTTGCCCTTCTCTCTACATCAGGAAAAGCATACTGCCTACCTGAAGGTATCTTTATTCTGCCAAGGTTTATAGCCTCGTCTCCTAGTTTCTTATGCCACTTGGCTATGCCTTTGTATTTATCCATAAAGTGTGTGTAATACTCTGCCTCAGCTTTCGTTCTACCAAACCCTGTAGCTCCGTAGAGAGGCGCAAAGGTATGTGCCTTAGCTTCTTGCCTAGAAGTAGGTTGTCCTGCCTCAGTGATGATCTTTGCTGTGTAGGAATGAACGTCAAATCCGGTTGATACTTCCTCCATTGCTACTTTGTCCTGAGACAATAATGCTGCCACTCTAAACTCTAGCTGTGCAAAGTCTGCCTCTAGTATCTTACCCTTCATGCCAAAGTCATTGTCGTTCCAACGTGATACGAACACTTTCTTGACAGGAAACGTACCACCTCTAGGCATGTTCTGCATGTTAGGGTTGCGTCCACTAAAGCGTCCTGTGGCTGTGACATGCTGTGTTAAACTAACATGCAACATACCATCCTCTTTTGTGTAGTGTTCTATGCCATCAACGAAAGCAGAGAGATAGCTCGATACAGCGCTTTGTCTTTTTAGGTCTGTCAAGAAAGACTCTGCCTCCTCCATATCCATAGACTTGGCTATATTGATAAGCTGCTCCAAGTTTCCCTTGCTTGTAGAAAAACCATTAGCACTTACCCACGCTTTTGAGGGTGGGAAGAACCCTAGTCCTGCCATTTGTTTTAGCTTGGTGAGCTTATACCCTCTTGTGTCACAGGATGTGCATCGATTTGGCTTGGCAAAACGTGTTCCATCCTTCTTAGTCTTGTACACTTTGCCTTTTCCCTTACATTTTTGGCATATACTAGCCTTTGTTTTCACCATCATGGCACTATTATCCTTGACAACCTGTTTAAACTCCTCTTTGTCCTCCACATTGTCAAAGGCTATCGCCCATTTTTTCTTGTCGTATAGTATTCTAGAGTAAATTACCTGACTAACTTGCTCAGGAGAGTTGAGATTTATTGGAGTATCCCCCATTAAGTTCTTGACTTTTTCATTTAACCTATTTTCTATCTGCAGCAGCTCGTCTTCAAACTGTTTTCTCACCTCTTTTAGCGCAGTTTTGTCTATGTTAAACCCATTCATGTACATTTTTGTCAAAGTTTTGCACACTTTGTTGGTGGTGTCCCTTACATTTACCAAAGATTCAGACTCAGGCTTGGCATATTCATCTAGCAGCCTCCAATACAACGATCTAGTAACCTTTAAATCCTGTTCAAGGTAGGTTGACAGTTCGTCTAGAGGTATCTCATCTGTTTGAAAGCCTCGTCTAAAGTAATCCTTTAGTGTATCAGACTTCTTCATGTCCAAATCGTAGCGCAATGCACAGTTTTCCAGGCTAACAGACCCTTTTTGTCCACGCTGTAGTATGTAATCCCCTAGCATAGTATCAAATATCTTACCATCGTATTTAAAACCACATGCCCACAGCCATTGTAGGTCATACTGTAGGTTATGTCCTATGATTAGTGAGGTATCATCAAGCACTTTCTGTAGCCTTGTTTGTGCAGAGTCATCCTCAATGGTCTTTTCTTTATGGTCAAAAACAAATATAGTTTTTTCTTCTTCCCTAATATGATCCATGATACCCACGAGCGTCAAAGAATTGGCAGGTTCAAAAGGGTCTAGGTGTAGCTTACCATCTCGTTTAGTTGTGGTGTTTTCTACATCAAGTATTATCTTCATTGCATTTTCTCCAATCTGTCTTACTTCCCTTACTCATATTATCTTTTGCCCATAAAGGTTGTAAATTAGTATAGTGCATAGCCTTTCTTTGCTCTTCTTCTTTAGACATATCAAAGCTACTCAAAGGTATTATATGATCTATATGCCAACCGTTTTTATTCCAATTGTCCCAACTCATACCCTCTTCAAACTTACTCTCTAAATGTTTCTTTAGCTGTTCCATAGAACATCCTACCAAGGATAAAGCTGATTCTTTTTTACATCCTTTTTTAACTCCAAGATATAAACGAAGCCTGAGTAACCTTTTCAACCTATACTCAGGATCGTGCTTTCTTCTATGATACATCTCCAAGTTTTTTTGAACCACTCTCTTGTTTATAGCTTCCTTGTTTTTTTCATAGTATTTTCTAACGTATTCCCTGTACCTATCAGGATTTTCGGCTCTACTTTTTCTTGCTTTTGCTAACAACATGTCCCTATTTTTCTTGTAGTAATTTCTAGCCCATTTCTTTTTATTTTCCTTTACTTGCTCCTTAGATAAAGGAACGAATGGAACACCTTTCCTTCTTACCCTGAGATACCACTCTTTAAAGTAAGCACTTTGTAATTTTTTTCTACGTTCTTTCTTCTCCTCCTCTGTCTCGTTAGGATACCTTCTCCACTTTACATGTTCACCTTTCATGCTGAATACCTCCCTGTTTCTACATCTAGTTCGACATGAACTGTGCCATGCCACCCTGTTAGTTTGTTCTTGGCTAGTCTGATGTGGCGCTGAGGATCATTACTGTCCTGTCCTTCAATGTCAGGGTTCTTACTAATCAATAACATTAAGTCTGCCTCTGCTGCCTTGCCTGTCTTGCTGCCCTCAAGCATAGATTGGTTAACATTTATCTTACCCTCAGCCTCTGCTGAAAGTTGGGACATCCAAATGATAACGCAATTATACTTCTTGGCAATGTTTCTTGCATGAATAGCTGCTTCTTTCAGATAAATATCTGTTCTTTCTGATCCACCTGTTGCAAACTTGTCACCCATATCAAGAACTATGATGTCAGGGCTAACGCTTTTGGCAAGCTGCTCAACATAGTCCATGTTCTTATCTGTGGCATCCTTTATAGACAGAAGGTTTCGCAGAGGATCGTATCTTTCTAGCGCTAACTTCCTGTTCTCCAACACTTGATCACTAGACATATTAGATTTGCAATAAAGATATCTCAAACCCACACGCTTGTATGCCTCCTCATTACACAAGACCACACACTTTGCACCCTGTTCTATAAATCCACCCTCAGAGGCTATAATACTAGCGTGGAAGGATGTCTTCCCTGTATTAGGTCTAGCACCCACGATAACAAAGTGTCCACCACTCAAACCCTCTACTCGTCTACGCAGCGAGGGTATGTTAAACTTCCATTGAAACTTTAGATTGAGGTGATCAACCAATGTGTTGAAAGATATGTCGTCACCTTTGAACTTAAAGCTAGGTGTGAAGTCATCCTGATAGTTATCTAATATGTTTCGCAAAGGTTCGAGGTTGTTCTTTGTACCATTGACATAATCAAATCCTATGTTGGCAACCTCCTCTCCTACCATCTGTTGAAACAACTTAGACAAAACTTCCTTGGCTATGTCATTGTTCATTGGCTCTTCTTTAGACAGCTTACTAAACAAAACCTCAAAGGATGCTTTGTTTGCTGAGGTCATAGTGCCATTGTCAGAAAAGAATAAAGCCTGTAGTTCTGTCAGAGATAAGTTTCTCTCATGCTTGCCCATAGCCTCGTCCAAAGTATTCTTGATCTTGCGTACATCTTTACTGAAGAGTCTGTCAGGACACTTGCTGCCCCTATGGTCTTCATAAAAGTCTTTCTGCATCAAGCTCCTAATTAGCGCTAGTTCTATCATTCTGTATCTTCTCCTCTATTAATCCATCAATAAGATTCAACATTTTGTCAAAGTCTTCCTTGCCTAAGTTCTCTATGTAAAACCATTCTTTAGCTCTCTTACGGCTTAAACCCTCAGCTAGTGAGTGTGCCATCTTTTCTGCCACACCTCTATGTTTAAACTTTTTGTAGGTAACTAACTCGTAATCCCTGTGAGGACTACCTGTTTGATAACCATTACATCTGTCTGCAGACTCAATAGCCTTACCTATCTTGTACCAATTCTTCCAAGCAGGGTTCTTTAGTATGTAAACTTCTCCCTCTGTTGACAGCACATAATTAATCAAAGAAGAAAATGCAGCATCGTTAAATGATTTGTATTTTCCAGGTTTATATAATGGATGTTTATTTGATATATACCTACCATTCACATACATCCTTCTTGGGTTATTCTTAGGATTATTTCTAGGGTTGCTACGAGCATTACTAGTAGCTGAACACTCTTTACATCTACGATACCCAATCTTTTTCCAAGACTTAACCCAAGTATCTTCCGTCAACTCCACTCCACATTTTGAACACTCAACCATCTATCATCTCCCTCAGTTTATCAAAATCTTTTTGACGTTTGTATTTTAAATCATCTTCAATCTGTAGTCCATAAACTTCTGATGGATCACA